AGATATTAACGCCAGTTCCTTTAAAGAATAGCGGTGACCCTCTAACAGTCGTTTGTGTGTCGATTTGTTAACATAAGTATTAATTTTCTGCATTATTTCAGTGTCCGTAGTTTATTTTAGTCTAAAATTAGTATATAAATGACTATATAGTTCAAAAGCGCAACTTTAAAGCCTTTTCTTACAATCATTATTTGTTATCTTCCAACGCCTTTAAAGCTTTAGAGTCTCTAGAGTTTATCTCTAGTGCTTTCTGCATATAGTGATCCATAAAGTCGTAAAGAGCCTCTATAGTCTCCATATCGTCGCTATCGGGTTGGAATATTGCGTTTCTCTCCAAATAGTCCGCATTGGTTATAATATCATCTAGCAACATATAGAAATGTTTTTTAGTCTCTAAAGTGCTGGTGTCTGGTGTTAAGTGTTCGTCGCCGTGGATGTTGTCGTGTCTTCCGCTTGAATAATTCATAGTTTTCTCTCTCTATTGGTTTTTTCTACACTCGCCATTGCCTCTTCCATCTCGTATGCTATACAAACAAACGTATCAATGCAGAGGTCGCACCAAGAACCGATGCAACTAGTCTCTATGCCCTTCCATTCAAAGATTTCAGAGAACCCTTTAAACAACATTACCCCACCGTCGCCATCGGTGTAAACGCAATTAACCTCGTTCCAACCATCGGCGTCTGCAGTTTTTATTATTTTATAATCAGGCTTAAAAGATTGCTGCCAGTCGTAAAAAGCATCTTCAGTCATTCCCAGAATTTTTATAACTTCTGAATAGTCCTCTGTTTCGTTTGTCATTGTTCTCTCTCTCTCTCTCTCTTGGTTTAAAAATGTAATCCTACCATCTTGTCAATAGCGGACGCAATGTTTTATTTAAAATAATTGTTCTCTCTCGCGCTAGTGCCTCTACTACGGGAAACAGGTTGCAAGCGCATAAATTACCAGAATACACGAGCATGGTTAACCAATAGGGCCAAACAAGCTCCAGAATGGCCGTCTAAGCGAGTTTATGGCCAATTGTTACCTAGGGTATAGGGTAGGGTTAAACAGGCTTAAATCGACTTATATTATATAGCAGGCAAAAAAATACCCTAGCGTTTAACTAGGGCAAAAGGGGATTACTACAGGGGATTCTTTAGCTGTTTAACCATTCGTCATAGGTTTTTAGCGGGTTGCCTGTTGTTATATCTATACCGTTGCCATCATTAGCAAAGCTTAGGTATATTTGGTACTCGCTATCATTGGAGCCGCGTGCGCGGGTTTGCCAGTCTTGATTATATTCTAGTGTCATTTTGTAGCCCTCTCAATGGCGGGGTAGTCGCGACGCAATCGCGCCCAATGGTCTGTTAGTGTGGGTCGCCTATGGTTTAACGTGCGCCCCGTGGTTATAACTCTATGCGCTTGCGCTTCTGTTAGGCCGTAGTACTCAGCAAAGCGCGGCACTGTCAGGAAATTATTAAACCAATCGATGTATAGATCTTCTATTTTTTGTCTGTTAGTCATTATATAACCCTCTTAAAACTGTTGAATGATTAAGCCACCGTCAAACTCTATGACGCTAGTGAGGTCGCGTAAATCGTCGATATTATCAATATCTGAGCCGCTGTAGTCTGCTTGTATCTCTGCAAGGTCGCTATATTCGCTAAACTCACAGCATAGGGCGATGACGTCCAGCTCGTAAGGTGTGTCAGTGTCTGCCGCTAATTCTTCTAACCATTCAAACAATGCTGTAAGAGCGTTATAGCTGAATTGTGCGCCCCTGCCGTAGTCTTGGAAGGCTTGTCTGAAATCGTAAACGTCCAGCGCCTTTATAATGCCCGCGTTTTGTGCTGGTGCTGGTGTGTTGAAATGTGCAGCAATATAAGCATCCTTTGCAGCGCCTTCTAATTGTATAGTGTAATTGCTCATTGTTATAACTCCTAAAGACTTAAAGAAAGGAAAGTGATTAGACCCGTATAGAGTAGCGCAATCAATGCCGAACTACCCGCGACAAACAAAACGCCAGCGAAAACCTTTATAACCAGGAGCTGCCGCGCTTCACGTTTAACCATAGCTTTATATGCTGAATTCATTATAGCGCCCCTTGCTTTTCTTTTATTTGGTCTAGCTTATCGCAGCACTTTAGGTCCAGCGCCATAAACTCGCGCTCTGTTAGCAGGTGATGATTGTAGCCTGTTTTGATTGCTATGGCTGCAGATTGCAGCGCGTCCTGTGTGGTGCATTCGCTAATGATACTGGCCGCTGATTTGTAGTTTGTCATTGTGTTATTCCCGTTGTTTGTTTAGTTGGATTATGCGGTAACACTGTTGCCAATGTTACCTGATAAACCAACTAGGCTGCTTCGTATTCCGTTTGCGCGTAATCAGCCGCCCATGCGTCTGTTATTTCATTAACGCCATAATCATAAATTATTTCATCTGGTTCCTGATCATACTCAAACATGTAAGCAAAGCTACCTAAATTTACCAACTTACCCTCCTGTTTAACGCTGGGTGTTAGCAAAACCATTTGGCCCATGTCGCAACCCTCAACAGCATCTTTGATATCTTTATATGTACTGTGGAGGCCGTCAAATTCGCCTTCACCATATACAGCCACAGAATAGCCACGTTTCACGGCCCATTTGATTAAGTGTAAGTGTGCTTTTTGCATAGTGTATTACCTTATATAGTGATTAAGTATCGCGCTCGCTGCGCCGTGTTGATGGTTCTATTATAGGGCGCTAGCATATAGAGTCAACACCTGGGCTATTCGTTATAGTTATAGTGTCCATTCATTTGATTGATGGTAGATGGTCAGATATAACAGCCTAGATAAAGAACGGGCGCGCGTATACAGGATAGTAACGAGCATTACTAATACTATTTAGCTATATGCTGGCGCTAACATATAACCAGATAACCACTAGAATATCAGCGCCTCTACAGGTCACGCCACCACTGGGCTGTAGCGATTAGCGCGTTTAGCGGCTAACCAATACTAGGACATAGGCTTAGACTAAGCAGGCTTAGGCGGTAATCTAGGAGCTTCTAGGATCATATAGTCTGGGGTGATAATGGATTAGACTATCATAACTATCAATGATGCTATGTTGGCATGGACATTGCTACAGATTAGCGCCATCATTATCAGTGATACTAAACAGTCTAGGTATCATTGTCAGTGATGCTAGGTAGTGCTTGTCAGTACCTTACCGCACCCTCTCTTACAACTGTGTAGAAACTATAGTGACTATTCAGCAGATGAATGGGCTGAGGTGTTGACATAGTCAGCGGGGTATGCTAGAGGGGACGGGGGAGGGCTGCGTAGCTTTTAAATTGTTGGTGTACCCTACCAGACACTAAAAAAGAGCAAAATAGACTATAAAGAACAAGGCAGTAATAGCTAACAGCTATATAGTCTATGTTGTTGATTCTAAAGGAATAAAAAAGCCACTGCGGAGACGCTGTTATTGCTCAGAATCCGCCAAAGAAGGAACAGGGGTGTTATCTTAACAGGGTTAACCAAGATCTAGAAAGATATGTTAACAAAAGCAATAATAATGCTTGACTTTTGCTCAGAAATATGCTATAATAGCTATATAGTTCAATGATTAGTTTTAAAGCTTTAAAGTAATAAAGATTGTAGCGAGGAATTGAGGATCAAATAATGATTATCACTTAGCCTTCAAACATCTCTTGAGCTTTAAAGCTTTAAAGTCTCTTCAGCTTTAAAGAGCTTTAAAGAGCTGTATAGACTGTATAGGGAATCTCAATAGAGGCAATTCTGTGGCTGAAAAGAAGATAGGTAGACCTAAGAAGTCTACAGTGGCGAGTGTTACCAAAGGTAAGCGCAAAGCATTAGGTAGACCCAAGGGCGATGCAGCTACCATTAACGAATATAAAGCAAGGATGTTAGCATCTCCTAAGAGTAGGAAGGTGTTAGACAGCATTCTTAGCGCAGCACTCGATGACGACCATAAGAATCAAGCAGCGGCATGGAAGCTGTGTATGGATAGGTTATTACCTGTTAGTTACTTCGAGAAAGATAAGGTTAACGGCGGTAAGAGTGCCATTAATATCTCCATCACAGGCGTTGGAGGCGAAACCACTGTTATAAGCGGTGGTGAAGAAGAACCCATTGAAGGGGATTATACCGATGTATAACATTAACAACGATTTAGATTACTTCACTAGAGAAGAGTTCGCTTGTCAGTACACTGGCGAGAACGAGATCAGTGATGTATTGCTCCTGAAGTTAGATTTGTTACGTGCTAGGTGTGCATTCCCTTTCGTTATCACAAGTGGTTATAGATCAGAAGACCACCCCATCGAAAGAAAGAAAAAGAAGGAGAAAGCAGGAACCCATGCCCAAGGAATTGCAGCGGACATTAAAGTTAGTAACGGGACACAAAGGTACACAGTTGTTGAAGAGGCCATTAAGATGGGCTTTACGGGAATTGGAGTTGCTAACGGTTTTGTGCATGTTGACATCCGCAGTCTTGACGGTAACGAGTCTCCTGTAATGTGGTGCTACTAGCTTGGCTGATTTAAAGGTTGAGTTACTTCCTTGGCAGCAAACAGTATACAGCGACCCTACACGCTTTAAAGTTGTAGCTGCTGGTAGACGTACAGGCAAGAGTCGTCTAGCTGGCTGGGCTTTGATACTTGCTTGTCTGAATGCTAAGAAAGGTCAGGTGTTCTACGTTGCCCCTACACAGGGTCAGGCTAGGGACATTATGTGGCAGATGCTGCTTGAGCTAGGACATAGTGTTATAGCCTCTAGTCATGTCAACAACCTACAGATTAAGTTTATCAACGGTGCTTTGTTAACCCTAAAGGGTGCAGATAGACCAGAGACTATGCGAGGTGTTAGCCTCAAGTTCTTGGTTATGGACGAATACGCCGATATGAAGCCAGAGGTGTGGGAGCAAATCCTACGTCCAGCTCTTGCGGATCAGAAGGGTGATGCGATGTTCATTGGTACGCCAATGGGACGTAACCACTTCTACGACCTATACCAGTACGCTAATGTGTCAAAAGATGATACGTTTGTTGGTTATCACTTCACTAGCTTCGACAACCCACTGCTAGACCCTGAAGAGATTAGAGCTGCTGAGAAGTCTATGTCAGCCTTTAGTTTCCGTCAGGAGTTCATGGCATCCTTTGAGGCTCACGGTAGTGAACTGTTTAAAGAAGAAGATGTTAAGTTCAGCGAAGAGGAGCCAGAAGATGGTGATTTCTACATTGCTGTCGATTTGGCTGGTTTCGCAGACGTACAGAAAGTCACTACCAAGACTAAGCGCCTTGACCAAACAGCTATATCTGTTGTTAAAGCGGGTGTTGAAGGCTGGTGGGTTGCTGACATCATACATGGGCGATGGGGCGTTGAAGAGACCGCACGAAAGATCTTCGGAGCGGTAGACAAGTATAAGCCTGTTGCTGTTGGTATTGAGAAGGGTGCGCTAAAGAACGCTGTGTTCCCGTACCTAAACGATCAGATGAAGAAGAATCAACGCTTCTTTAGAGTAGAAGAGCTTACTCACGGTAACAAGAAGAAAGTAGATAGAATTGTGTGGGCGTTGCAAGGACGCTTTGAACATGGCAACATCACATTAAACAAGGGCAAGTGGAATCCTCAGTTCCTCGATGAGTTGTTCCAGTTTCCTAATCCATTAGTCCACGATGACTTGATAGACTCACTAGCGTACATAGACCAGTTAGCTAAGGTTGCTTACGCTTTTGACTATGAAGAAGACGACTACGAATTCCTAGACAAATACGCAGGCTACTAACTATGCTAGAAGATAATGAAGGTTTTGCTACCGAACAACACCTAGAAGATTGGGTTATACAAAAGTGTGACGGCTGGAGAGATCACTTCGAGGCTAACTACTCACAACGCTTTGACGAGTACTACCGCCTGTGGCGTGGACAATGGTCTGCACAGGATCAAGCACGTACCTCAGAACGCTCTAAGATTATCTCTCCTGCGCTACAGCAGGCTGTTGAGTCATCAGTAGCAGAGCTAGAAGAAGCTACCTTTGGCCGTGGTAAGTGGTTTGATATTAAAGATGACTACATGGATCAAAGTCCAGAAGACATCGTTATGCTGCGTAATCACCTTGAGGAAGACTTTAAGAAGAACAAGGTACGCAAGGGTGTTGCTGAGTGTCTAATCAACGCTGCTGTATTTGGTACAGGCATTGCAGAGATTGTCATAGAAGAAGAAAAAGAGATGGCTCCAGCTACTCAGCCTGTACTGGGTGGTGAGCTGACAGCGGTAGGTGTTAACATCATTGACCGTACATGCGTTAAACTACGCCCTGTAATGCCTCAAAACTTCCTTATTGACCCAGTAGCTACAGACATTGACTCAGCTTTAGGCTGTGCTGTAGATGAGTTTGTTTCGTCTCACTCAGTAGAGATGCTACAAGAAAGCGGTGTATACCGTGAAGTAGACATTGTTTCAGCTACTCCAGACTTCGACATTGAGCCTGATCAAGACCTTACTCGCTATGACGAAGACAAGGTACGTCTTACTAAGTACTATGGTCTAGTGCCGCGTCACCTGCTTGAAAAAGCAATGAAGGATGACGAAGCAGAAGACGAAGAGATTGTTGAGTTTGAAGATGAAGACGATTCATTCTACGTAGAAGCAGTTGTTGTTATCGCCAATGGTGGTACATTGCTTAAGGCTTCGCTTAACCCCTACATGATGCAGGATCGTCCTGTAGTGGCATTCCCATGGGATGTAGTTCCTAGCCGCTTCTGGGGCAGAGGAGTATGTGAGAAAGGCTACAACAGTCAGAAGGCGTTAGACACAGAACTACGCGCACGTATAGATGCTCTAGCACTAACCATCCACCCGATGATGGCAATGGACGCTTCTCGTATGCCTAGAGGCGCTAAACCTTCTATACAGCCGGGGAAAACCATCCTCACTAACGGCAACCCTTCTGAGATTCTACAGCCGTTTAACTTTGGTCAGGTCAATCAGATTACCTTTGCACAAGCTCAGGCTTTGCAGACAATGGTACAGACAGCTACAGGCGCTATTGACTCAGCAGGTATTGCTGGTTCCGTCAATGGAGATGCTACTGCTGCTGGTGTATCTATGTCACTAGGTGCTATCATTAAGCGTCACAAGCGTACTCTTATCAACTTCCAAGAGTCGTTTATCATTCCTTTTGTTACGAAAGCAGCTTATAGGTATATGCAGTTTGAGCCAGAGATGTACCCAGTAGCTGACTATAAGTTCCATACGTCTAGCTCGTTAGGTATTATTGCTCGTGAGTATGAGGTTACACAGCTTGTGCAGCTTCTACAAACCATGTCGCCAGACACTCCTATGTATCCTAAGCTGGTTATGTCCATCATTGACAACATGAACCTGTCTAACCGTGAAGAGTTAATTCAGGTACTTGAGCAAGCCAATCAGCCTAACCCAGAAGCACAGCAGGCACAGCAGGCCGCACAACAGCAACAAGCAGCCTTCCAAGCGTCACAGACTGCTGCACTCAACGGTCAGGCACAAGAGTCTGTTTCGAGGGCGCAGAAGCTAATAGCAGAAGCACAGGCTATCCCACAAGAGCTTGAGATTGATCGTATCAAGGCTGTAACAACAAACCTTAAAGTAGGAGACGCAGATGACAAAGAGTTCCAGAAGCGTCTTGAAATCTCTAAGCAGTTACTCAAGGAACGTGAAGTAGCTGTTAAGGAAGGAAACGTAGAAGCAGCCCCAGCACCACAGCCACAGCCAGCGCCTCAAGCGCAGCCACTACCACAAGCAACCTTACCCCAAGGAGAATTGCCACTATGATATTAACAGGTAAAATGTTTGAAGATGCAATGAATCAGATTAATGAAGCATTTGCACAAGTCAACAAGAAGGTTGACAAACTAGAAAAAGAGATCAAGACCCTGACACAGGAGAAAGCCAGTGGCAAAGCCAGCAAAGGGCAAAGCAAAGGTTAAGGTAACAGCTAGTGGCAAGAAGGTTAGCTACGGCCAAGCAGGTAAAGCCAAAGACGGAGGCCCTCGTGTAAAAGCGGGGACTTCCAAAGGAGATAGCTACTGCGCTAGAAGCCTAGGCATTAAGAAGGGCTTATCCAAGGATAAACAGAACGACCCTAACACGCCTAATAACTTATCACGTAAACGCTGGAAGTGTTCTGGCGCTAAATCGAGGAAATGACATGCCATACGGTACAGGTACATACGGAACAAAGGTCGGAAGACCACCTAAAAAGAAAAAGAAGCCAGTCAAGAAATGAAGGGTCAGACACACGGTGGCAAGGGAAGTGCCACTAGAAAGACTGATTCAGCCAAGTTTGCAAGCAACTGGGACGCTATATACAACAAACCAGCCAAGAAGTCAAGTAAAAAAAAGAAATAACGCTTGACTTTCTTATGCTTTTGTGTTATAATAACTAGGTAACCTACACTTAAACAACTGTCCTTAATGGAGAAACAGTGATGATTGATAAAGATTTAGAGCTATACTACCGCAACGCGTCCGACATGTTTATAACTGAAGGCTGGAAGCAGCTAATCAGTGACCTAACAGCTAACGCAAACAACATTAACTCTGTTGAGTACACTAAAGATAAAGAAGACCTGCACTTCCGTAAAGGGCAATTGTCAGTTCTTGCAAGCATTATTACTTTAGAGACTCAGCTAAGAGCCGCAGAAGAGCAAGCCTTGGCTGAAGAAGAAGACCAAGACGAAGCAGCTTAATGCGTATTATCTTAGAGTTTAAATGTGAGGATGGTCATGTCAATGAGAGATTTGTTGAAGATGACTGTACCCACACACCTTGTTTAGATTGCGACAAGATAGCAAAAAGAATTGTAAGTGCTGTTCGTTCTAAGCTAGACCCTATTTCTGGAGACTTTATGGGTGCGACCAGACAGTGGGCAAAGAACAGAGAACAGAAACTGCAACAAGAACGCAAGGCCAACTCCTAACCAAGGAAGCCCTGCATAATACACCTCCATAATGAGATTACTCACGGAGTTTAATAATGGCAACACTATATGACGAGCGTCCAGAAGACGTTGACAACGAAGAAGAAATAACAAGTAGTCTGACAGAGGAACCTGAGCTTCAGGAGACTCTTCAAGAAGACGACATTCCCGACAAGTACAAAGGAAAGTCAACCGCTGATATTGTAAGGATGCACCAAGAAGCTGAGAAGCTCCTAGGAAAGCAGAGCGGTGAAGTAGGGGAGTTACGATCAGTTGTTGATAACTACATACAGACACAACTCGACACAACAACAAAAGCAACCCAAGAACCTGAAGAAGAAATAGACTTTTTCTCTGATCCCGACAAGGCTGTCGAGAGAGCTATTAAGAATCACCCTTCAATCAAAGCTGCTGAAGCACAAACTCAGCAATATAGACAATCCACAGCACAGGCTGTTTTACAGAAGAGCCATCCTGACATGCAAGAGATTTTGCAAGACGGTAAGTTTGTAGATTGGATTAAAGGATCAAAGATTCGTACACAGCTCTTTGCGCAAGCGGATACGCAGTATGACTACGAAGCTGCTGATGAACTTTTCACTAACTGGAAGGAACGTCAAGGTGCAGTAGCGCAGACTGTTACACAAGAGAAAGCGAGTAGGAAAGAAGCTGTTAAGGCTGCCTCAGCAGGTAATGCTAGGGGTAGTGGTGAAGCAGCTAGTCGTAAAATCTATAGACGCTCAGACATTATTAAACTAATGCAAAACGATCCTGACCGTTATCTATCCTTGTCTGACGAGATCATGCAAGCCTATGCGGAAGGGAGAGTTCGACAATAATCTTATTTTAAGGAAGTATTATCATGGCTACATCAGTATATCCCAATATGGGCGGAGCAGTAGACAACACTAGCGCAGCTACGTTTATCCCAGAAATCTGGAGTGACGAAGTAATTGCAGCGTATAAGAGCAATCTTGTACTAGCTAACCTAGTTAAGAAGATGAGCATGACTGGCAAGAAAGGCGACACCATTCACGTCCCTAAGCCTACTCGTGGCACTGCAAACGCTAAAGCTGCTAACACAGCAGTAACCATCCAGAACTCTGTTGAGTCAGAAGTTCTGATTAACATTAACAAGCACTTTGAATTCTCTCGTTTGATTGAAGACATTACCGAAGTACAGGCTCTCGCTTCTTTGCGTCAGTTCTATACAGGCGATGCAGGCTATGGTCTAGCTAAGCAAGTAGACAACGATCTGTTTGATCTTGGTAAGTCGTTCGGTAATGGCGATGGTTCTAGCTTTGTTAACACTGGTTCTTTCCAGATTAACACTAGCACTGGTGTTCTTGAAGCGTATGACGCTGACGGCACTGCTGACATTGGCGCATTCTCTGACGCGGTTTTCCGTGGTTTGATTCAGAAGATGGACGATGCAGACGTTCCTATGGACGGTCGTAGCTTTATCGTACCACCTTCGCTACGTAACGCTATCATGGGTATTGATCGTTATACCTCTACTGATTTCGTTAATGGCAAGAGCGTTGAGACTGGTAAGATTGGTAACTTGTACGGCGTTGACGTATTTGTTTCTACCAACGTACCTACTCTTGAGACAGGCGTTCGTGGCGCACAGTTGATCCACAAGGACACTTCCGTTCTTGCAGAGCAGCAAGCTGTACGTTCACAGACTCAGTACAAGCAGGAGTTCTTAGGCACTCTTTACACTGCTGATACTTTGTATGGCGTTCAGGTTATGCGTCCAGAAGCAGGCTTCACTCTAGCTGTAGTATAAGGTAACAAACTAGGGGATTCTTCGGAGTCCCCTTTTTACTTTTCTTTTGTTTTCTTAGGAGCTATACATGGCAATATTTAGAGGTGACGGAGGTGCGGGCGATTCCAATACGGATGCTACGCTACTAGCAGTCACAGCCCAAGCTGTCATAGCTACTACGAAAGCAAGCGATGCAGCCGCTAGTGCCGTAAGCGCCAGCGATTCAGCAACAACCGCAACAACCAAAGCAGCAGCAGCAAGTACATCAGCCACCAACGCAGCTAACAGCGCAACAGGTGTTGCACAGTACGCAACAGCAGCAGCCAACAGTGCTACTGCATCAGCTAACTCAGCTACAGCTTCAGCCACTAGCGCCACAGCAGCATCTACAGCAGAAACTAATGCTGAAACCGCTGAGACGAACGCAGAGACTGCTGAGAGCAACGCAAGCACATCTGCTGCCACTGCTACTACTAAAGCCTCAGAAGCCGTTACAAGCGCATCCAGTGCGTCTACGAGTGCTTCTACGGCAACGACCAAAGCATCAGAGGCTTCCACTAGCGCCAGCAATGCCTCAACCTCCGAAAGCAATGCTGCTACGTCAGCCTCTGGTGCATCTACTTCAGCCACTAACGCAAGTAACTCAGCTACGGCTGCGGCCTCTTCTGCGAGTGGTGCTTCTACATCTGCAACTAACGCTAGTAACAGTGCTAGTGCAGCATCTACATCTGAGACTAACGCTGGTAACTCAGCGACAGCAGCGGCTGGTTCAGCTACTACAGCATCAACAGCAGCAACTAATGCAGGCAACAGTGCCACAGCAGCTTCAGGTAGTGCATCTACTGCATCAACTCAAGCCAGTGCAGCAGCTACCAGTGCTTCTAATGCAGCTACAAGCGCCTCTACAGCGTCTACACAGGCAAGCAATGCCTCTGCTAGTGCAACGGCTGCGGCTACTGCTGAGACCAATGCAGAGACAGCAGAGACCAATGCAGCCTCTAGTGCTTCAGCAGCGGCTGGTAGTGCTACATCAGCAGCTAACAGTGCTACAGCGGCAGCGGCAGAGTTATCCACAGCAGCACTGAAGGCTAACAACTTGTCTGATCTGGCTAACGCTGGTACGGCTAGAGGGAACTTGGGTCTAGGTACAGCAGCTACTACAGCGGCTACGGACTATGCTACGGCAGCGCAAGGTGCAACGGCTGACTCAGCTTTGCAGTCTAATTCAACTTTAAACGCAGACAACATGACTACTGGTACACTCAACGGTGGAACTTACTAAAGGTATTTAAACATGGCAACAAAAATTGTAACTAAAAATAGCTCCACCGCTGGTGCTGCCCCTACAGCAACTGATCTTGTACAAGGTGAACTGGCGGTCAACGTAGCTGACGGTAGGTTGTACACAGAAGACAATGCTGCGGCTATTGTAGAGCTTGGTGTAAACCCAGCAACAGAGATCACAGCCAACGCTGGTATTGCTCTTCCTGATTCACAGAAGGCTACGTTTGGTGCTGGTGATGATTTACAGATTTATCACAACGGGTCTAATAGTTATATTCAAGATCACGGCACTGGCGATTTAGTTATCGCTGGTACAAATTTGTCGTTAAGAAACTTTTCTACTGACGAGTTATTTTTGGACGGTGCTGCAAACGGAGCTGTGCGTCTTTGGTATAATGGCGCAGCCAAACTAGCCACCACCTCCACAGGCATAGACGTTACTGGCACAGCCACGATGGATGGGCTTACTGTTGATGGTAATATTGAATCTTTAGGAACTTTTATATTAAACAACGGAACTGATAAGTGGCAGAACTTATTTAGCACCAATGATTTAATTATAAGAAACAACCACAATACGTCTTGGTATAACCGCTTACGAATAAGTTATGACGGAGACATCAGCTTCTACGAAGACACAGGCACAACGCCTAAGTTCTTCTGGGATTCGTCTGCGGAGTCTTTAGGTATTGGTACTAGTTCGCCTGACAGCCCTTTAGAAATACAAGCGGCAACTAACAGTAGCTCAGACACAACTTACCTTAAACTTTCTAATGCAGGTGAAAATGTAGGTCATATAGATTTTGAAAATGGTAATGGTAATCTTGCGAGAATTACAGGTACTAAACTAGGATCGGGTGCTAGTGGAAATGATGGTATTCTTACTTTTTCAACAGCGTTTGACGCATCTCTCGCAGAACGCATGCGCATAGACTCCAGCGGTAATGTGAAGCAGAACAGCGTTAACACTTCTACAAATGTAGGATACTCAGTAAACAACGGAACTTATGACGCTATTGCTTTAGGAACTGGAGGTTTTGGTGTAAATGGCGGTGCTGCCACAGACGGTGGTATTCGCGCTTATAACAACTTGCTTTTTGGTACAGGCGCTTCTGCAACAGAACGTATGCGCATAGACTCCAGCGGTAACGCTTCTTTCAACACAACCAACATATCCCCTGCCGCTAACAATGTTTTCGGTACAGCAATTCTTCAGTACGGTGGCGCAAGTATGTCGCGTACTAACTCTACAACTTTAGACTTGAACCGTAGTTCATCAGACGGGGCTATTATCAATCTCCGCAAAGACGGCACAACCGTAGGTAGTATTGGTGCTGTTGCTAGCAATATAAACATAAACTCTCTGTCTACTGGAAGACTCTCTTCAGTAGGGGTGCAAAGATTGCTGTGGGATGCTGACCAACTTTAC